ATGAAATTTAAAAAATGTCTTCTGCCTGTAGCAATGTTAGCGTCATTCACTCTGGCAGGATGCCAGTCAAATGCTGACGATCATGCCGCCGATGTTTATCAAACCGATCAACTGAATACCAAACAAGAAACTAAAACCGTTAATATTATTTCCATTCTTCCCGCAAAAGTTGCCGTAGACAACTCCCAAAATAAACGGAACGCACAAGCCTTCGGCGCGCTTATTGGCGCAGTCGCTGGCGGTGTTATCGGCCACAACGTCGGTTCTGGCAGCAATTCCGGAACGACGGCAGGGGCAGTTGGCGGCGGAGCTGTAGGCGCGGCAGCGGGTTCTATGGTGAATGATAAAACCTTAGTGGAAGGTGTTTCTTTAACGTATAAGGAAGGCACCAAAGTGTATACCTCCACCCAGGTGGGTAAAGAGTGCCAGTTTACGACAGGTTTAGCCGTTGTTATTACCACGACGTATAACGAAACGCGTATTCAGCCAAATACTAAATGTCCTGAAAAGAGCTAATAATCAGGAGGAGTCATGAAGAAAGTTTTTCTTTGCGCCATCTTGGCCTCCTTAAGCTATCCGGCTATCGCCTCATCATTGCAGGATCAACTCTCGGCTGTCGCAGAAGCGGAACAGCAAGGTAAAAATGAAGAGCAAAAGCAGCATGACGAATGGGTCGCGGAGCGCAACAGGGAAATCCAGCAAGAGAAGCAACGTCGCGCAAATGCCCAGGCCGCCGCTAACAAAAGAGCGGCAACGGCAGCAGCAAATAAGAAAGCTCGTCAGGATAAACTGGACGCCGAAGCCTCTGCGGACAAAAAACGCGATCAAAGTTATGAAGATGAGCTACGCAGCTTAGAGATTCAGAAACAAAAACTGGCGCTGGCAAAAGAAGAAGCCCGCGTTAAGCGAGAAAACGAATTTATCGATCAGGAACTGAAGCACAAAGCTGCGCAAACCGATGTGGTGCAATCTGAAGCTGACGCCAACAGAAATATGACTGAAGGCGGTCGCGATCTGATGAAAAGCGTGGGCAAAGCAGAAGAGAACAAATCGGACAGCTGGTTTAATTAATCGATGTTAGTAACTTCAAGCCTATGATTCTTGAAGATAAAAAACCCTCTGTAGTAACAGAGGGTTTTGTTCATTCATAGTGCAGGGATTAAAATCATTCCCACTCAATTATTTACGACAATCATAACCAATTGAGTGATAACATTTTTCCAAAACTTCATTTTTCTAGTACCGTTTTATATACCGTCACCGGAAATCAGTACCATGAAAAATGCCATGCTATCTGGTCAGGGTGTCGTACTGTTTTTCGCAGACTCTTCCGGCTTCGGCTGCCCGGTCAGCATACTCTGCCAGTTGTCTGTTTCTCTCGAGAGATTTGCTGAGCACGTCGGCAAGCAAAACTCCGGTGTCTGCGGCTGACGTCCCAGCGCCGACAATGGCGTTATACTGCCTGAGCTGCTCACGGATGGCAAAGAGTTGTTGCTGCAACCGGCCAGCGCGAGCGGCAGCATCAAGAGCATCATTGCGCGCCTGGTCGATCCTCTGCTGCGCTTCACGTTCATTTATCGATTTCTCCTGTTCGTAGTGCTGACGAACTCTCTCATCTTCGGTTTTGCGGTCTTCTTTCGCCTGTGCATACCCGGCGTCGTACTGACGACTGCCGTGCACATTCCAGGCAATAACTCCTGATATGACCAGAACAGCAAGCACCGCCATGATAATCAACTGTTTACGGTATGCTTTTACGAATGCCCAGATCATACGGCCAGCACCTTACTGGCAGTAACGTACCGCGCGCGCCGGTCGTCGATGCCGTTCCGGCCACCATTGATAATCAGAGTTACACGTGCAATATCTCCGGGATACTTCATGCAGCCTTTGCTGGAGAAGAACCACGCCGCGCTACGAGCCGCGTATTCGTCCTGCGTCAACAGCTCAGGATTCTCCAGCAGGTCCACTTTTAGACCGTTTCCGCAGTCACGATAGTTATTCAAACCGGTAATCTGGATAAGCCCGCGCCCACGGTAATTCCAGCCATCGCCGGGAGCATTGTTACCCATGCGTTTGCTGTATACCAGATTTGCGATCGCGCGCTGGCGCTCAAGTGGCAATGGTGGTTCACCAGCACGGCGACCCAGTGCATTAGCCTGCCCCTGAGTGAGACGCCCAGCCCGAACGAAGTTAGCTAGACCGCTGACACTGTAGTTGAAATTCTCCTGCAACCTGGTGAAACCACCAGACTCATGCCCGACCTGAGCAATAAACATTGCCTGATCTTCGGTTTTGCTGATACCAAACTCTTTCATCGCAGAAGTTATATGCGAGAACCAGCGTGCGGCCAGCGCCTCGCTAATACCAGCAGCTCGATAGAATTGTTTAATCTCCATGTTTAGACCTCGTTATTTTAAAAATCTGCACGACGTTACCGCGCGTTTTAATAACCGCAGCAAGCATGACAGCGTTGATAATGACCTCAGATAAATCCACAGCTATTGGCGTACGTAACCAGATTGCATAGACGACACGAACAGGAATACTAGCTGCAGCAACAATCAGGAAATAAGCAATCCACCCACCCCATCTTCGGTGTTGAGATCCGTTACGCTTGAAAGTGACAACGCGAATTGCTATGCCAGTACAAATAACTGCATTGGTGATAAGTAAAAAAAGGTCATGCGTTACCATCGTCTTTTCTCCCCGGAATTAACTCGCGTGGATTATCGGAACGGTGATAGAGCCATATACCAATACGAACGGCGACAATTGCCGACACGAACGCACCTGCAGAAAATACAATCCCTTTCTCGAATGAGTCCTGCGTGATGGTTGGAATCAGGCTAGCTATGCCGATAAGAATTGATGCTGCCGGTTTGTAGAAAAGAAGGCCGCAGAGAAAGCTGAGCATCGACAGAAGAACACGACGACGGATTGGGTATTCTACTGCAGAGGTAACAAAAATTACCGCACCAGCTAAAGATCCCAAAGCGACCTCTGGAGGAACTCCCGCTATCACCGCAGCAAGAGAACTCACACTAAGCCACTGATTTAATGATTCACTTGTTAGACCAGCAGACATTGCAACCACCATTTACTGTTCATGACACCCCCTTAGTTGAGTGGGTATATCATACACAACAAACCATATATGGATAAACATAATTTAATTTTATGAATGGAAGAAAGAACAGGAGCAATTATCTATTAAGTGTTCAAAATTACATTATATATAATTAGGTGAGTTTAGATATATTTATTATATGCCATATATTGACTTATACCTTGAATTTATTTGGTGAGGATTCATCAGTAATAAAGAAAGTTTAAATAACAAAAAAACTTATTTTTATAACGCATTGAAAACAGGCAACCCCATCAATGTGGGGTTGCCTGTTTCAATCTTTGTACACCTAAAACGAACAAAAGAAAAAATACTCATGCACTCCTGACAGACTGCATCCCCCTATATTTTTTCCAACATCTTCTTATTGTTTTATTTATTGGCATTTCTATCAACTTGAATGATAGTATTGATGCAATAATAGAAACAAACAAAGATAAAACAACATACACCAACATATCGATAAAGTTGTCTTTTTCTACGCTCAATATTTTTGTTACTATTTGAATAATCATCCAGTGAAACATATAAAATGAAAAAGAAGCCTCGCCAAGCAAAACCATAAATCTATTTTTAAGAATTTTAGATAATATCCCACCATTAAAAGCAAAGGCAATAACTATAAATGCCATGCAAGGAATATATAGAACATCATACTTTATATTCATATATGTAATATAGTTTGTTGCTATATATACTGTCAAAAGCAATGACAATATTGCTGCAATTTCAATGATACTGCAAACAGTATTGTTAGGTCTTGCACTAGTATTAATAAATACTCTACAGAGCATCATCCCTATAATAAAATCACCAATTCTAAATGCTGGGTTTATATAAAACAACCAGTGCTGTGATATTGTTATGGGCGGGTTAATTAAGAAATAGAAATTAATCACAAGAACAAATAACAGAACACAGGCTAAATATTTTGTTTTTAGCCTTGTTAAGAAGCAGAATGAAACGTAGAAAAACATCTCACATGAGATACTCCATGAAACGGAGTTAAAAGAAAAATAATAATCCTGAATTGGGATAAATGACTGCACCAGAAACACATTTGAAATAAGCATTTCCTTACTAATACCATCACCCATCTTACCATGCATAAATATTAAAATAAAGCAAAGAAGAGCTACAATATGCACAGGAAATATTCTTGCTATTCTGTACACAATAAAATCTTTATTGCTGAATGCTTCTTTTTTTACATGATTTATGAAACTATAGTTTATAATAAAACCAGAAAGAATGTAGAAAAATGTCACACCTATGTAACCATTAAAAAAATACTTTGCCGCAGTATTAAACACACCAATTGATGATTGAGACAATAGCCCAAGGTGACTAACAAAAACACCAAGAGCTGCAAACATTCTCAACGATGTAAGACTTTGAATTATATTACCTTTATTATTCATAACTCTGCCGGAATGGTTGAAATTTCCGGCAGATTAGATTAACATATTAATTATGTCAATGTTTGTATAGTTAGAACTCCCTTACATCTGCACCAGAAGACGCACTCCACACCGAAGAAGGAGAGCCATTTACACCGATCAATCTTACCTTCAACCCATTACCACTTGCTTTTGGAGAAGTTAAATTTACAGCCGATGGATTTATTGCCCAATCACCACCATTCAATATGACACTCATTTCAACAACACCACCATTGTCAATATCAATTATAGGTGTTTGCACTACTGGACTTTGTTGGTCAATTGGTAGAAAGCCATTGACAATAATAGATGGGCGGAATGATGGGTTTCCCTGAACGCTAACACGCAATTGCCCCCCTTTAACAAATTCTGTTGCACAAGTATTCATGACAATGCAATACGGATTTACAAAATCAAATGCGTAGCAAGTTGATTCCCCATCCATTGGCGTGCAGTTTTCAGCTGTACAATTGGTCATGGTAGTATATTGCATCCCGGACATTCTAAATGACAACTGGTAACCATTAACTTGAACAAGGCGCATATCCATAGAAGTGCCAATTACTTTTATTTGACCATCCCTAAAATCTTCAAACAAAACTCCAGCATATCCTTTCCCTGGATATTGTGGGAAACCGACCATTTCCATTACGCCAGAGAACGGCACATAAGAGAAGCATCCGATATAAGCACATTCAAAAATTGACTGTCTGATAACTGGTGCTGCTGATTTTCCTAAAAACAGTCCGTAATAATTTCTATAAGAATCTACATTTTCTTGTGTTAAGCCAAGCCTTCTAAACATGCAGTTTTCAACTCTACCGTTAACACAAAATGAACTCATTGAGTTATCTGTTAGATCCCATTGCTTTGGTATAAAAGCACATAATGCATCCACCTGAAGAATTACTTCTCCATTTTTTGTGAGATCTATTTTGTCATTTGTTGTTTTATAAAAAACTGTCGCTTCAGCCTTTCCCTGTCCTCTAATTCCCATATTGTCATAAATTGGGATTGTTTTTGATGTATTTATGTTTCCAGCAGGAGCCTCTAGAATGCATTTGTTTGAGCGAGCAAAGTTAGTTGCAAGAGTTATAGCTGTTGCGTTATCTGTGACTCCGTCAGGTTTCACCCCCCAAAATTGCATGTCGTAAGTGGTAAAATTAATTCGTCTCCATACCATCGTTCCAGTTTCTGGATTGATTACAATTCCACCATCATCAGCCCACGCCTGAATGTTATCAACAGACTCGAAAAAGCCGCCACCAAGGTGGTTTTCAGCATGTGTAGTGCTAGCTGCTGATGCTACGTATACAATCTGCCCCGCCTCCTCCGGAACACAGGAGCGAAGCTCTGAAAGATTAAGGAAGCGCTCCAGCGCATTAAATCCTGTTTTATCAAGAAGCTCCTCCCGCATGCTATTCAGGCTATCAAGGGTTGCTTTAACCGTCTGTGACCCATAACCAACCAAGTCAGATCCAGTTGGCTTGGCTAGCTCGATCAATACGTCAGACGCAGACCCTGATGGAGGAAGCACAACAATAGGGTTACCATCGTTATCGAAAGCAGGCATCTTGTTTGCGCGGGAGGCAGCATCAGGAAGTTGCGGTATCTGCTCCTGAACGCGCAAAGTACACCCCAGGTTAGAACTGAGCTGTGTATCAACATAATTTTTAGTGGCTGCATCTTGGGGGGTTGAAGGATCGCGTAAGTTTCTGATGTAATTGTTAAGCGCATCATAATAATTTGCCACGAATGACGGCTTACGCAGCGCCAAGCTAAACCAACTTCGAACTTGCTGGATCAGCATCGTTAGCTTATCAAAAGCATCCTCATGCACTTCTGCAAAGAACTTACCCTGATTACGCAAATCAGTTTCCTGCGTAACCGGGAGCTCTCGTGATATAGAAATCTGATAACCGCTAACCAATTCCTTCGACAGAATTATATTGCCACCATTGTATCCTCCAGCCCCAGTAACTATGTAATCAGTGTCAAGAATCAGCTCTGTGATGTTCTCGTTCAGGTCAACAACCTGCACTACTAAATCAGATTTCTGGAAAATTCTGAAGGTATAAGGGAATGTCGTTGTAACACCGTTACCGGTGTATTCGTTGTGGTCAACTTCGGTTGAGACCGTCATGTTAAATCTCCAGATAGTCGCAGCACCCGTTGCGCCGCATATCCGGTTATTCTATTACCTGAAAAACCACATATGGATATATAATCCATGAATACGAACAGATATTACCTTTCAGGTGATTCGCAAAACGTGCTGGATAGCAAACAAATTATTTGATACTGTATATTTATACAGTTATTGCATGGAGAAGATAAGATGCAGCAGTATCACTATCCACTGGAAGACGGATTTACCGAAAGGATTCACACGCCGGGAGGCGTCAGGTCACTGGTGGAGGGATCGCACTTGATGAAATTACTCCGGGATCTCGATAAGGATGGATTTAATGTCGATGGCCCACTTGCCGAACTGACTGCACTGATTAACTACGTCACCAGCTCACAGATGTCTATGCGGGATCTGCAAACACATCTCGACTATTGTGCCGAACAATTACGAAAACAAACCAGATAAGGTTTGCAATTACCAAGTGGAGTGCTTATATTTACCTTTTCGGTAAATTTACATCGCACTCCTCTTGTGCCATAGTAATCGGGCACTGGCAAAATCCAGTGCCGGGATTGGCGTCCCGAGTTACTAAGTGGCGCATACCACGCCAGACGTGGTTTTTTTATGCGTTAAGCACAGCTATATCCGAATTATGGTGGGCTGGGCAGGGGTCCGAAAGGACGCCGGTACCACTTAGGCCGGTACGCCAACCTTGTCCAGTTCACCACCAGTAATTGGCGTTGCGGTGGTGATTAAAATTACTAAGTGGAGATAACCACCATGGCTAATGCTCAAACTGCCATCTTCAAATTTGAATCTGTTAACCCTATCCGTTCCATCATTATCAATGGCCAACCATGGTTTGTAGCCCAAGACGTTTGTAGTGCGCTGCGTATCCAAAACGTCACCCAAGCACTTGAAAAACTGGATGATGATGAAAGGTCTATGTTCAACATAGGGCATGAACATCGTGCAATTTTTGACAGCCGAGTAAAAGAGATCAACATCATCTCCGAGTCAGGCCTCTACACACTGATCCTCCGCTGCCGCGACGCAGTGACACCAGGCACTATCCCCTACCGCTTTCGTAAATGGGTTACAGGTGAGGTTCTTCCTCAGATCCGCCGCACCGGAAGTTACATTAAAAACTCGCTCCCGCAGGAAGAACGCATAAAGATGGTTGCCGACCAGGTAGCCAACGCCACGGCGTCAGCAGTGATGCAGGCGATGAAGATAGAGAACAAAACCTACAGCGCCCCGCTGAAGCCAGGCTACCGCAGCCTGATTCACTCGCCGTCTGGTGTTCTCGGCCTGACGGAGAACTCACTGCTGATGAATCTGCTGAACCAGTTACAGGAAGACGGGCACGACGTATCGGGCGCGGCGGCGGAGCTGACCACCATGTTCTGCTACATCGTCGGTGTGAGCAAATGCCTGCGTGATATCCAGACGCACGCGGAGTACATCAACGACAAAGCAGGGTTCTTCTGACGGGCGGTGGCACAGGGATGTGCTTCTGACATAATCATTTGCGGTGTGATGTAGATTCACGTAAGATTACCTTAAAGGTAAACCATGTGTTTACATGAGGAGGAGATATGGGATTTTGGTTCGCTCGTACAAAAACGAGGGATAATGCACCCAGCCCTCAGGCAAAAAATGCAGAAGTTCCGGCGTCAGCGCAGGTTAACAAGCGTGGTGGAGTGTATATCTCATCACAGCAAATTTCTGAGCTTCCTGAGGTTAAGGAGATGCGTCGTCTCGCTGCTGCAATTGTTAAACAGGATCTTGCCACTGTAAGGAAATAGTGTTGTTAGCTCTTCTAATTATCCCCATTCTGGTTAGTGGTTATATTATGATAACCGCTAACCAGTATCATTACTTCCGTTTATACCGACATGAAGGCCAGCTTCTTTATATGAAAGTAGCTGCATTAGGTACATATTGCCTTATTGCTTCAGTAATAATTGCAGCCGCTATAAAATATAAATGGCCTGATTTTCACCTAGTCCATGATATGGTGGAAACTTTTAATGTAACGTCAAAACCAGAAACAGATAGAATTTACATGTGGCTGCTTCTTCTGTCAGCTACATCCATTTGCTTCTCTTTGTGTTATGTATCTGCTGTTTGGGTAAAAAATGTTCTTTTTGGTTTTTTTTATAAACGTGATATTTATGAAGGAATATTAGAGGCAATGAAAGCCAGAGTATTGCGAAAAACATACTCACAAGGCTCTTTAGACTTGTTATTACTTGATGCAATCGAATCAGATCCAAAGAAACCAATGTTGATTACTTTATCATCAAATAAAGTATACGTTGGAATAATAAATGGTTCTGGTGAACCAACAGAAAATCAGGGGCCACACCAGCATATATCTTTTGTTCCTTTAATGTCAGGATACAGAAACAAAGAAAATTTATCAGTTACATTTACAAATGCTTATCCAGGTGAAATCCAAATTAAGCGCAGTGCTGCGATAAAAGGGATAAGTAAAAAGAAAGTTCAAGGTCTAGAAATTATGGTATCTATAGACGAAATAAGTCATATATCATGGTTTGACTTTGAAGTATATAAGGCAACAAATAATAAAGTAGAAACAAAGGGATATGTTGTCAATGTGACTAAAAATGGTCGCAACATATACCACAGAAGTGTCAGAAAATAATTTCACACATTATAGGTAGCCATATGGATAACACTATTATCGGCGCATTGATAGGTGCAGTTATTGCTATAGTTTCCACTTATATAAATGCAAGACAAGGATACAAAAACAGCATAAGATTAGAGCGCCAAAAAATATTAAGGGATAAACGCGAGCAATTATTTATAAATTGTATACTTGCTGAAAAAGTCATAGTTTCAAGCGAAATTACCATTCTCAATTTTGTAAAAAATGCCAGATACCACTCTGATAGTAAATTTGACGTATCAAGAGCGAATCCGTTGCAAACGATGGAAATGCTAATAAACATATACCTTCCTGAGTATAAAAAAGACTTACAAGAACTCAATAATGCGTATCAAGAATTTCACAAATACTACTCTAAATATACAACCCCGGATAACTTCAAAGATATGCCTTATAGTGAGAAGGTTAAGTTTATTTCTGAAGCTAACTCTTATGCAAAAAAGATATATGGCAAACTTAATGATATTAAGGTTAAGATATCATCTAATTCAATAGTATGACAGCGACACTGCTGCTGACGGCTCCCGCTGCGGCGGGCGTTCTGCGGATTCCCGCCCGGGCGGCGGTGGCATTCGTTAAAAACAAGGCCGCGAAAGCGGCCTGTGACATGTCACGATTTATAAAGATGACTGATATTTTACAACTCTGTTCATGGCATCTTTTTTCACCTAGCTGATATCAGTTCTTATTTTGGCTTCGTCATTACTGCTTATCATGCTATTAACTTTTTGCACTGACATGCCGTTTCTTTCAGCCATTGCACATACAGCAGCATCGTATGAAGAACTCGCTGCGATGGATATCACCTTGTTACACTCAAACACAGCACCTTCAGCAATATCAGATGCCGATGATGCTGGCTTGGTATAAGTCTTGACGTAGTGATCAATACAACTATCCTTCGCCGTCTTGGCAAGGGAAAAATCTATTTTAACTTTGTCGCAATATGCATTATCAACACCGTCATAAACATCATAGGATGTCGAGCAAGCAGATATCAAAAATACCGATAACAGCAATAATTCCTTCATTGTTGTTCCTTATTGAGGAGCGACATCCTGAGGTCGCCACCAGTATGTCTGGTTAAACTCTTTCTTCGAACGTTGCTCCATTTTACGCAAATAGCCTGGTGAAAAATACTCCTGCATCTGGTTAAAGATCATGTGATCGAGAGCCGCCTTCAAGTACCAGAGATTCGCACCAGGCATTAGACCCTTCCCCAGCTTAACCAGATCACCACCAGTCTGCTCATTCTTCCCTTCCACAGCATTTAGAGGTATGCCCTGAGCTATCTTCACTACGTCATCAACCAGACCAGCTACCGGGCCAAGCATCGACGCCAGCGCGCCGCTCCCGTACCTAGTGTGGTCAGAGAAAAGAAAATCACCGTACAACCCAGCCCCACCACCTTTTAAAAATGCATTTATCCAGAATTTAACCATGTGGTCACCGGTCATTTCCTTTGGATTTCTCCCATTAATAAGATCAGTAATCTGCATGGAAAGAGCACCAAGCATGGTTGTGCTTGCTAAAAACGTTGCTATATATGCTGCACGCCCACCAGCAGACGGCATACCCATAGCGCGTGACCAGTGACGCATAACAACCGAGATAGGGAACGATTTAAACAGGAAAACACTTCTCGTTAATTCACCTTTCCATGTTCCACGCTGAAGACCAGACCCTACGAACATCTGTTCACGTGCGCCCGGTGTAATAACAGCCATATCAACTTCTTCAGTTACGGCACCGAGCAGTTTACGCATTGCCTCAAATTTCACGCGTTCAGGCTCACCAAGATGTTTAACTGCTGAATCAGGGATACGCATAATGCTTTCCGGTGTCAGCATCGTATTATTACCGTTCCCCCAGTCCTCCTGTTGCGCCAACTTCCATACGCTCCAGTCTGTGTCAGTAATCCCTTTGCTTTTCAGGATACGAAAATCAGAGTCATCGAGGCTACGAAGGTCTGGTGTCCGTGACACTACTTCTCCCAGGCTTCCCATCATGGTTACGCCATAGGCGCGCTTGTGCGCATCTGACCATGCTGTAAGCCCACTGGCACGCATTACCGCCGTTGCCGCCCAACGAGACACTGACGGCCCCATATTATCCATCGCCCAGCGGTTAACGCTGCCAAGTAGAGATTCCATCGCCAGACCAGCGCGGCGCGCCCGCGCAAGTTCTGTACGGTTCGTTGGGTCCATAGCTTCAAGCTGGTTGCGGAATAACTGGTTCATTGGAAGGTTGGTAACCTTCGCAGACAGATACATGGTTCCAAGATCAGAGAACGATGACAGCAACGCGGATCCGAGTCTGCTGGCAACCAGCCAGTTGCGGATATTGTCAGACCATCGCGCGATGTGCGGATTCGCTACAGGCTGTGTCTTTCCAGAAATAAAGTTGTACAGATTCTCTGTGTTGTTCGCCAGCCGCTCGACTTTACCGGTTTTACTCGGGTTAGCTGTTGCCGTTTCTGCCTTAACCTGATCAAGAAGGGAGCGGAAAACATGATCGGGGTTTGGGCCATATGTTTCCACCAGTGCAATATCTTTACTGATACCTTCCAGGTGACCGACCATGATTTCCCATAGAGAGCGATCGCCATAAAGTTGCTGATATTGCAGATAGGAATCTGCATCTTTGAAATGTATCTGTCGTGATGCATTACCACGGTTAGCACGTGCGCCGGAAATTCGCATTCCGGTATCAGTAAGCTTATTCAGCCCACCAGTAGCGATCGTGTTATAAGCCTCTCCAAGAAATGCAGACAACTCGGCATCGTTCATCAGTTGTCCATCGGCTCGGGTATAATATTTGCGATCCAGCTTACCTATAACATCGCTAACCCACTTATCCTTTGATACCGCCCCAACCTTTTCCATAGAATGATGTTGAGGGATCCCCCAGTTTTCGAGATAGCCAATGTCCCCACCAGCATCATTAAACCGGCGGCGCAGCAGCTCTGTAACTTCTCTCCACGCCTTAGCACCTTTTCTTGCTTTAGCATTGCCAGTATTTTGCCCCCGCATTTCATATACCAGGTCACGTACGCCCGCTTCATCTTCAAACAGACCAAAAAAGCGAGGATCAACTGCTTCGAATGCCTCCTGCAATTGACTCAATGCATAATCACGGGTGGCTTTTGTTCTGGATTCAACAGAGAGGAAATTAGATTTACCGTCTGCATTAAAAGCTATAGTACGGTTAAGAGCGCCAAGCTTCCCATCAGCCCCTTGATAGCTATTGATAAATTTATCCAATCTCTGACGCGCGGCTATAGTGAGAGCCACACGACGTTTCTTTAATGCCGCTTCTCGCTGTAATTCTTCAGATGCCAATTGTGCTGCTCGATATAGCCGCTCTGATTCGGAAAGTTGTCGCCACGACATCGGGTCATCACGAGCAATGGAGCGCATATTTCGATAAATGCGGTCTTCAATGTTCTGTATTTCTCGCGCCGTTAACGTGCGCTGCGCCGCCTGCTGGACCGCTTGTATACATTCCTGTCTCATTTAATTTAACCTCTCAAGAAACACGCCACAGCGACATCAAACAGGCTGGAATCCTGTATTGCCTGCTCACTTTCCCTGTTCGCTTCATCCAGTACTTCACGCGCACTGCGCGATTGTGGATTACCATCATCATCCAGCACGGTGATTATCATGTCAGGTGATTCAAGCAGCGAGTCTTCAGCTATGCGCAGATCAATATCTCCTGCCTGATCTGACATCATTTTTTGTTCTGCCTGTTGCAATATTTTATCAGGCTCAAAAGGAGCTACTTCGTCTGGCGTTCTGACTTCTGCTGTTTTATAGAATGAAACAGCCTGAGCATTAAGTTCACTTTCTGCCTGCTGTCGCCGTGCCAGTTCTGCTCGAGCTTCAAAAAACTGACCGCCAGGCTCATGCGGTGCCAACGCGTTACGGGAAAATTCCAGGCGTTCTTGTGCCTGCCGGATTCGTTGGTCAATATCGCGAAGTATGGCCTGTTTATCTGATCGAGCACGAGATAAAGCCTTACCGCTACCGGTTGACTCTTCTGCAAGAATTTGTGCGCGCTGTTCAGTGAGATTTTCAATAATTCGTTGGCTATTAGCGATTTCAGACTGGTAAACCTGTCTATCGCCACGTGGCAAAAGCTGCGCGGCCTGTTCTTCAAGCAACCGATTTTCTATAGCGCGCGCCGTTACTCCATCATCTACAGATGACAGAGCCTCATTAACTGCCTGAGACAGCAGACTCTTGCGCCCAGGAATTTCACTGAAAGATGCAGACTCAACAATGCTGGCAACGTCTACAGGTCTCCCCTGGCTAACATCAGACATAGCTTTTCGCAGAGCCTGAATGTGAGAATTGCGCGAAAGCACGTTGATCGGCACGCCGGGAGCAATATCAATTTCAGCATGATGAGCGGCATTCGCCGCCAGTGCAGCATCGATATCAACTGGTGAAAAATTTGGTGCGTTTGTAGACTCGCCGCGAGAGTTAATAAATTTGCCGACACCACCAAACGCCACCCCAAGAACAGCATCAATAGCAATTGCCTGTCGATCCAACACATCATACTGGTTAGCCATTTCGCTATAGCCACCATCACGAAGCGTTTTTGCAGTAAGCCCACGCTGTGCCATACCGAACGCAATATTTGTACCTGCGGCATAGGCAATATCTGGCGTTGCACGTACTGCTGTTGCTGCGGCGCGTCGCACTGAACTCTCACCCGCCCGCGCAAGCTGAGCCGCCACACCTTCCGCCAGCGCACCACCAGCACGTAACCCGAGGCTCATAGGGATCAGTGTTCCGGCACCAGCAGTAATGCCCTGCACTAATCCCGCTTCCTGCGCCGTCCTGAAATCAACACCCTGTGCTGTCAGCCGTTCAAACTCAGAAAAACCCTGTAGCGAAGTTACCGCCGCTGCACCTCCGACAGGACCACCGAACGTTGTACCGACAACAGCCTGCCCGCCCATATCGAACAACCCATAAAGAACCTGACCGGCGGTTCCGGTTGTCGCGGCATCAGGCGTCAGCCGCTTAACCTGCTGCTCTGCTAGTTTTCTCTGCTCGGCAATGTATGAAACTGAAGTATCATTGAGCGAGGTGTTTTCGTTAATAAACTGAGCAATCGGGGATACGATTTTATCCATCCCTGCCCATAGCAACTGATCTGGCTTTGCCACCAGCCCGGAGTACAAACCAGACAATGCCGCTCCTACAGCATTGTCGAAAAAACCAACATCGCTGTTAAAGCCCGCTGGATTTGATGCTGCTTCGTCAAGTTGCTGATTCTGGTTTACTGGATTAAGGCCAAAGTAACTCATTGCGGAATATCTCCGGAGAATCTCTGACGCTTCTGTGTCAGATCAAGAACAACAGGAGAACCATCATCTTTCAGCAGATAACCAGTACCAAGTTTCACCAGGTACTGACTATCGCCGTAACTTTGCAAACCATACTGACCAGGCGGTGTTTTTATCCCGGTGCCGACAACTTGTTCATTCCAAGCCTGATTAACCTGCTTATCGAATTGCTCTGCAGACATTCCCCACGGCAAAAGGACATTCCCCATTCCGTTATAGTCATGCACGCCACCTGTAGCTACGTTAACAGCCTGTTTCCAGATATCAGTGTCAATTTCGCCTGATATCACGCCTTTTTTCGCCATCACACCAGCGTAATAGTCCTTTGCGATCTCGTATGCCATTGATGCCCCCTGAGCATCACCAGCAAATGCATCCTTCACCATGTCAGAAAACTCAAGGCGAAGATCAGCATCTTTAGGCATCGGAATACCTTTCGCATCATCAGTACCTTTACGAGCCGCCGCGCCAGCAAGAATTGTCTGCGCAGCGGTTTCAGGAGACACGGAAACATCCGGATTAAACCAGTTTTTTTCTGCCAAAATACCACCAGGCTTGTCCATCAGTATCCCGGCAACGGCAGCAGATGGAGCGTTGGCACTGATCTGCTGTAGTGCTGACATATACACCTGCCCACCACCAGTGCTCTGCCTGATGGTATCGAGATATGCTGCCTGTTGGGAAACTGGAGCATCACGAAAGAAAACACCGATCTGATTGGCCTCGTCTTTGGAAAAGAACGTCAGTGGAGTGCCATATGACTTAGCAAGGTCACTGACCTGAGCGGCACGCAAGGCAACGCTCTGTCCAAAGTTATCCTTATTGCTCATGTCGATAGGCTTTGCCTGTCCGGAGGCAAGAGAGAACTGCACAGGATCCGACTGCCGCTGCTTTATCACCTGATTTGCAGCCGAAACAACGTTGTCATAAAGAGCTGCACGAGACGCATAACCCTCCCCTGTCTCACCAGTATCCGGACGTAATTGCTCAACATATGCGGTAATGCTGCTTGTCGGCATGTTGCGGAAAGAGCCTATATACTGTCCGGCGATCTGCGTATTTCTGAACTCGGTATATCGCAGGTTTCCTTCTCTGACGCCATAAGCTGCAATAAAATCAGCCTCACCAGGTGGATTAGGAAATTCAACGCCACGCATATACGCAGCCGTCGCATCGCGAACCTGGCTGTCAATCATCGTTTTATATTCAGCCTGCTGCTGCCGACGCAGTTGATCCGCCTGTCGCATAAAACTTGCCTGCGCCTCAGGAGATGCCGCATCGAATGCTGCATTACCGGTATAGCGTTTGGTGTTGGTTGGAATTGTTGATAAACCAAGTGCTGCACTGACACCAGCAGTTAACTGCTGATCACTGTATGGCTGACTACCGTTCTCATGATGGATAATGGCTGCACAAAGCGCCTTCAGGGTATCAGGATTTGATGCATCGAGAGGCTCATCAGCAGAAACGCCAAGTTGTTCGCACACTGCTTTGATATACGACATAGTGTCATTTTTATCAGTAGGCGGTGCCCAGCGATTAATTATCTCGCTGACGGTATCGATACCCTGCCGCTGATACGACATCAGGTTACGCCCTAATGCACGAATCCCGTGCTCAGGTGTTTCGAATTTAGCAAATCGACCATCATCACCGGTCTGGCCTACCCACGGATTAGTTTTGCTGTATTCGAGATTTCCTGGGTTATTGTTGCGTATGCCACGGGCACGCTCGGAAGAGTCATTATCTGCTACAGCACGGCGAGCTCCAGCAGCAGTATCACTTAACTCGCCATTACTTTGGATGAATGCGGTCGCATTGTTTGCCGACCACTGGGACAATGCGGCATCAGCAACCTTCTCTTTAAACTCGATTTTCTTGGCCTGGATTTGCTCGTCGCTCCAGCCATGCGCAATGCCGTAATCCTCAATTTGCTGGAAAGTTTGCTTATTAGCCAATACGTATGCGGCGTTGTCGCCATACAATGCTGCGGCATTTTTACCATTGTTCAGCAGCGTCGCCTGAAACTGGCCTTCTTCGTAGGCATTTATTTGCCCTATCTCGTGCCGCCCGGCCTGCGTAGTGAACTGAATGCGCTGCTGCTGAGCCTGCTGCATGAAAGCATTACGAGCCTGTTCATCCGGCAGCGACATAGCCAGTTGTTCGACCTTGGCATCAAACTGCTGCGTATACTCATGGCCTTTTCCAATAGCATTTTTCCCTTTCAGGTTAAGCAAACCTGTTTCAGGGTTATTCAGCAGATCGCTGCTTATCTGACTGAGGTTAAGAGATGCCTCCTGAGCCAGAGCGATATTGGCACGCTGTTTTGCCTGCCCCAAAACATCAATTGCCTCTGTCCCTGCCCGAACAAAAGCATCACCAATACCTGGCTGAGAAAACGTCTGCAAGCCTGCTGACTGAACTCCACGATTCTCAACCTGACGTCCTGATACTGTTGGTACGACTGGCATTATAATCCTCCGGGTAATCTGGTTCCTGCTGCTGCCCCGATTGGCGCAGGGGTGCTTTGAGTAAACGGACTCCACGTCCCACCAAACATCTGGTACGCACCGTATGCCTTCAGAGGCGCAGTGAGCAATGTTGTTGCTGCTCCCACATTCCCCTGTTTACGGGCTGAACTGGCTTCTGCTTTATAGTTGGCAGCCTGAACCTGATAACCGTAAGCCTCGCGTTGCGCGTTATTCACCGTCGTCAGAGAATCAAGAGCGCCAAACTGGGCAGCGTCGCCAAATATATCCAGCGCATTACCGGTAGATAAATCAGCGCCGGTCGCCCCCATTGTCGCCGCCTGTGTACCAAGCCGCTGTCGGGTCTCTCTGCGCCGTTGCTCAGCTTCAGCGTTACCCCTGTTTATTGCATCATTTGCCTGAGCAGTGGCTATATCTGCGTTCGCTTCTGCAACCTTCGAGGCATATTTTCCCTGTTGGTACTGGGTGTATGCCTGAATGCCACTCATGGCGAGCATTGCGCCACCAGCAATAACCGGATCGCACATTATTTTCTCTCCATGTGAAATCTGTGGAAATTAAGACCAAGAGCACCATAAGGCGCGGCTTCTTCAAGCCTGAATCCAAGCCAGTGCAACCATGCTTTGGCAACATGGTTTCGCTCGTCGACGTAGTTTTCCAGGCGCGGATAAACTGCCAGCATCTGCTGCAATACAGGTCGGCAGTGGCGAAGAAATGTCTTCTGATATTTTTCAATACGGCTGGTCCCGACAAGCCAGGGCGTACCATTGCCACCGATCATTGACGCCGGAGATACGCCAAACATGGTTACCAGTTCTCCGTTCGCGAACCCTGACCAGGCCATAGTCGCAGTGCGCAGACCAACACGCAGCGCATCTTCGGTAGTCATCAGCGATACCGCATACAGTTCGTCAATATCAGCCTGACGAACATCCGGCAAAATCATCTGAAGATGCTCTTCGGTAGCGGGAATAATTTGAACATCGATCATCAGAATCCCCCAACAGTAAGGCGAGGAATAACGGCAAGAACAGACAGCGGCAACGGGTCAAGCTGACGGATTTTTACACGTCCGTTTTTGCCCCAGTTACTGTCCAGTTTCACTTCTACTTTTCCGGTAGCATCATCAACAGGATCATCGTAGAACTCGAATTCTCGCTGTGGATATTCGTACCATTTACCGCCGGGCGTAGTCGCCCAGATGCCGCGACTGGCATTCACAACCAGAGTAACTGACGGGATCACCTGTTTTTTGTCCAGCAGCGTTTCCTGTCCGCTAATGTTGATATCCAGTGTTTCGAATTCAGCAGTTATTGGCAGGCCGATGTGCACTACAGCCCCCGGAGATTCCAGCGTGACGGTACCTCCGGAAACTACTTTCTGTGGTTCCACGTTCGCATCAGAGAGAATGTTTACGGTCTGGCCTTCAAGATGAGACAGGCCTCCAAATGTCCGGCGCGCCATCTGCCAGTTCGTGGTGGCCACATTCCTGAGGGATGACGGGACGTTCCTGTTAGCACGAACCACTACTGCGGTATTGCTGGTTACAGAAATAATGTCGCAACGTAATTCTTTTGACACTTCATCGCCAGTATCAGGATCAGTTCCGGTATAAGGGAACTGTAGTTGCGCGCCGACATCACTACTGGTGAAGTACGCACCACCAGAAACACTGATTGTATATTCCGCACGGTAATCCCATTCACCAGAACCACCAGTGATGGTCATCGTTCTGTCAGACGTATTTCTTCCATCATAACTAAGGCCAGAATCAACAAAGAAAGCATCTTCATCGCTGGTAAATAAACGGCTGGACAGTCGCTCGATGTATCTCACTGTTTGCCCGTTAACGGTTCGGTTAACGACGAAATACACCGCATCTTCATTGCCTTCGCTGATACTGCATGTGCTTTCATATTTTCCGGTACTGGATTGTGGTGCCCATGCAAAAACCTGCTGATCACGCAAATAGGTCATCACCAGTAATTTACCGTCATCACGAATGCAGAAGGCGCTGGAGTAAGGGACAATAGAGAAGCACCAGTCAACAATGCTGTGCTTCTGAAAAAGATGATTGGCAAGGATGGTCAGGTCGTTCCCCTGATAGCCGTCAACATCGAATGAGTAGGCCAGATCACGGACAACACTGCCTTTCTCCTGGACGAACAGAGCAATATTCGCCACGGCAATTGGTGGGACATTGCTCGAGCCATTTGATCCTTGAGAGCTGAATGCAAATGATGATGGGGTTAACACTTTGTTCTGGTCGCCGGTGATGACGTACTCACCTCCGGAAGTCAGTGCCACCAGCGAACCGACATCAATCAGGTGGCGGATCTCATTAACCTGACGCCCGGCATAGGTGTAGATAATTCTGTCGTCATCCTGCGTAGGATTGCTTTTGCCAAAATCCTTATAATCCCCAGTACGGCTGGCCCAGATAGTCTGAGGGAACGCAGTAGATGCGGCGAAGTAAAGACGTTGTTGATAATAAACAACAGTGCCAGGATAACCATTAACACTGTTCCAGGCATATTTAGCCCATTTATAGCTAGCATTATCCTCGCCAACTACCTGAGAAGGGATATAGGAAATCACCTCGGCAGTTGCAGTAGTTCCATTTGCAGCAGTGATACGGGCAATGCCAAAACCACTGTGCAGATATTCCCACTCAATGCCAGTATCATCATCTCCGGATCCGCCCCAGCCATCCCATGATGTGCCTTCTGTATGCGAAGGGCGCAAAGTGCCTGTTTTACCTGCCGTAACAGCGCGATAGTAGTTACTGTCTGCACGGCGAATATCGCCAATCGACGTACTCTTACTGGTTTCCCATACCGGTACTGAATCCACTGCTGGCTGTTCCAGATAGAACAATTTGCCTACCTGTTCCGCGCCAAAAATAGAGACGTTTGCCGTTAACGTAATTGTCCCGGTGCTGGCGCTGGCATAAACCGTCACTGACTCGTCAATATTGATATCTTCAAATGGCCCGTTCTTCGTTACCACATCAACAAGTTGCCAGTTGTCATGCGCATAGCGCCGCAACTCTTTCGGCGGGTATGCCGGGTGAACCAGCGTAAGCACGTCAGCGCTTTGCGTGAATTTAATTCGGAACAGATCGGCTTCAGTATATGGCGTGGCAATTTCATAAATAACATTGCTGCTGTTCAGCACCAACGCACCATCTTTGATAACGCGCATGTACTGGTGTCCGAACTCCAGAGCATAAGTCTGAACCGTCGAGAACTGGAACGGGATCAGGCGGCATTTCCGATTTGGGTATTTGGCGGCACCGACAAAACGCGTACCAGGTCGATTCTCAACGCCGCCATACTGCCGCACGATAAAGTTATCGCACTTGCGCAATGCCACCTGGTACTTCGCCATGTCGATACGACCGTACAACGACGGTCCAATCTCACCACCGGCAAAGCTGGGCTGGATCCAACTGATAGCCATCAGGACAACCTCGCAATGGTAAACTCGTCAACCGGTGGCTGTGGTTCCTGTGATTCATTCTGGCTATGCGAGCCAGCACTAAGAATCACGCGATTGTACATATTGAGGGCAAACGTACCGAGGTCTGCATTCCCAGTCAGCGCCATGTTAATAGCTGCCGCAAGACGCCAGGCCAACGCCTCCATAAAAATGGCATCAAACATGTTCACATCTGAAACGCGAGATACATACTTGAGCCATGCCTGCGGCTGGTCTGTGTAGATCAACTTTCCTGTTCCGTTGGTGTCTGCACCAACTTCGTACTGAACGCGCATTGCTGCTGTTGGATTGCGTACACCAGGAAGCATAATTTCAGTAATGCGCAAACAATCGGACGGGTACTGGTACGCATATTCCCAGTCAGGCGGTGGATTGCTCGTATCTGCAAGCGCCACGCGTTTGGTAGCAAAGTTCCAGTCAAAATCAGAAAGAACAGCATCACGGCAGGCCTCAAAGTGCAGCGAACATTCCCCCGCTTCCTTGCTGGCTTCCGTCAGGCTGTTAATGCTGCGACTGTTGCCAATATTGGACAGCGCACGATTACAGATCTCTACTACAGAGGCCATCACTCACCTCCGTTACCGTACAGAGTTTCAGCCGCTGATTTTTCTACACCCCCGGAAACAGGAGCGATCGCCATATCAGTGATCTGCAGATCGGCGCTGCGATTAACACCATCGTCAGTTTCTCTGGCAGACAGGCCTCGAATAACAGCCTTTGCAGTTATCATCACTTCCGTTCCGACGCCCTTAGGTTGCGCCTTCAGCTTATTCAATGTGTCGTTATTAAGAGTGATGCACAGCCCCCATGGGTATTCATCGCGAGTTCTGGTTTCTCCGCTCTCATCCTGGTAGCTGTCAGTGCCGGTTTTGAGGTTTACGAGTTCCATATACACTCCTGCAATAAAGGGGCCGAAGCCCCTTGTCTGATTCGCGAGGCTTACACGCCCAGTTCTTTACGCTTATCTGCGATCTTCTCGCGGAGCGTTTCAGCTTTGGCGTTATGGTGTGGCTTCTCGTTAAAGAGCAATTCGTACTCTTCACGGAGCTTATCCAGTTCACCATCATCTGACACATCGTTGATGATTTTGGTGCTGGTTGCTGCCATTGACACCTTTCCTGCAACTTTTGCTTTTGCCTGTCTGGCTGCATCGTTAACAGGTTCCAGTGCGCTACCAGGCTCACCTTCGTATTCGATTTCTGCCCCCTCCGGCCACAGAGTGTTATGGATATGAGAGAGGCGCAGAACGCGGTATCTTGGTTTCTCACCTGACATCGATATCACCTTAACCAGTTACTTTTGAGCGGATCGGATACGGCGTATTGGCATCAACATCAAGACTGATACCAGCAGTGAATTCGCCAGCCGTTAGTGGGCCAGTTGCGACGGAGTAGTTAACACGCAGATATCGCTGAACACCGGCAGGCACCTTTGCAGAAACAACTCGTTTACCTGCTGTCAGGGCGGTCTTTGCCAGTGCGCCACTATCATAAATAGTGGTCCATGAGCTGTTATTCTCACTCGTCTGCAACTGGATGTTTACAGTTGCATCACCGCTTGCCGCGGCGGCTGTGTTAACCAGCGCCCAAAACTCAAGCGGGTAACCCACGCCGATATCACGACGTTTTCCGTCAATTGGACCGAGATCGATTACGTCAGTAGAAGCCGCGGTATTCGTAACCGCCTGAGCTTCGGAGAACATCAACAGTTTGTCGGTGATCATCTTCTTTCTCCATTAGTGGGTCTGTTACGACCCACAGGTTAATAACAGGCGTTACACCACACGGGCTTCTGTTTCCAGAAGCGCATCAGTCTCACGGATTGGTACACCACGGAATGAAGTCCACCACTCGCCTTCTGTCTCTTTTACGCTGATCGCCAGAGATGTTTTCTCCAGAGATTGCAGATCAAGAGCCTGGCCTACAGTGCGGTTCATGTAGAACACCGGGCGGCCCATGCCACGGTTTGGAATGCGATGCAGTGCTTTAACCATCAACTTCGCAATATTTGCTGCAGAGGAAGGTTCTGAAAGATTGCTGACATCGATGTTTGCAATGCGAACAACATAACGCCAGTCACGCAGAGCAAGCCCGTTGTCCCATTTGTAATGGGTACGGTAGCCTTCGTACTTGCCGCCATTCGCATCTTCCAGTGTCACCTGGCCTTTATCTTCCATCTGGATGCCAGCCTTCCGCCCTTTCGGGAAGATGCCATGCACGGTGTTTTCGCCCCACACCACTAACCAGATAGAGGTGTTATCTGTACCCGTGCCACCAGCATCAATGATGTTCTGAGCATTACCCGCAGACAGGCTGGAATAGCGGGAGGACAGTCCCATAAACTGCTGAGGGTTAACGCTGGAATCACCATAAAACAGCGTCTGCGCCATCTGCTGATTCATCGCTTCAATAAATGCGCGGTCTTCAGACAGGCGGAATTCGGCGGTATTGCCGTTCAGATCAGCCAGTGACTTATCGACTTCAGCATAGGTTTCCAGCATGCCAACGGAATCGGTTACCTGCACTGTGGTTGATTTGCTTGGCTGTACGCCATAGTTCAGCAAACGCCAGGTAGCTGAAGGTAAACCAGAACGAATGGTGGTTCGGTGTCCGGTAGGAAGGTTCCCTTCGACAAAAGGCATATCCTGAAGGATCGGGTTAGTTTGACCGAGAAGCTCGATAATCTTATCGACTTTCCCGTTTGGATCGACGCGCTTACCCCAGTCAGCCAGCGTTAGCGCAGTTAAGCCTTTAACAGCCATTGTCATTTCCTCTCTTATTTGCCATAGAGCACTTCGGCCGCACTACGCTGGCCTTCATTACCACCGGTGACCATGCCATCTTCAGACATCGCCTTTCCGATTTTCACGAACGTCTTGACCAGATCAGGGTGATTACCCAGTCCGGTGGTGTTCAGATATTCTTTGAGCTCAGGTGTCCCGAACTGGTCAAGCGCACGCTGCGCGGCGCTAAGGTTAGAAATCAACTTGTCGCCACCGATTTCTTTGTCAGCTTTTACATCAGCAGCCCACTGCTCGGTTGTTTTCTGCCAGGCTTCTGCCTGGCGCTGCTGAACACCTGCCAGAATCTTCGGATAAGCATCAACCAGCTTTTGCGCTTGCTCGTTGGTCAGGTTTAGTTCTCGCGCCACCGGCTCGAATTCCTTCAACGCTTCTGTATCCAGCTCTACGCCTTCGGCAGCCTGAAACTCGTACTTCTCAGGCGCACCCTCTGGTTTATCGCCGTCCTTTTTTTCATCCTGCTTATCGTTTTCAGGCTTTTTGTCAGCAGCAGGTTTATCGCCATCAGCAACAGGTTGTGGCTTATCACCTTCCTGTTGTGATGGATCACCAACTGGAGCAGGGTTATCACCTGCAGGCGCTGACGGTTCTGACGCAGCCGGAGCTGCTCCACCATCGACTGGTTGCTCATTGCAAAGACGGCTATACAGCAAACGCTCAAATAAATTCATGATCACTCCTGTTCACTGGCCTCTTTGGCCATCTTCAAATACTGTTCAGGGCAATGCGCCATAACGCGCTGAAACAGTTCCAGCGCCAGATTGCGTTGCCCCTCATTAAATGCCATTGCCATAGCGTCCATCGGCGAGATAGCGGAAAACACACGGCCTTTCTCCAGTACCGACCAGACAACCCGACGCCCCTGTTCACAGCTCATGACAAAGCGAATGTCATCAATTTCACGCTGTGCCATGTCACGTTGCTTACGGGCGTTTTCTTCTTTCAGTTGATCGTCTTCGTAATCTGTCATTGTGATTGCCCACCCTGACCACTAACTGCATTCGCCATAGCTGACAAAACACTCGGATCCGAAGTTTTAGCTTCGCTTAGCGTCTTGGCCCCCTGTGCCGCCGCCATCCCCATCGCCATCATTTGTTGCTGCTGTTGCTGCTGTGCCCGTTGCTGGCGAGCATGCTCAACCTGTTCCTGCGGAACAATGACGGTTGGAGACACTCCGGACATATCAGCGAATGCATCGATCGCCTGATCAACGTTGAGTTTGTCGAGAGCTTCTGGTTTCGCTTGCGCAAGTTGACCAATGAAGTTAACCGTGGACGCCAGACTGGACAGGCCGATAGACTTCTGCGCCTGAGCCATGACGGAAATGTATTCGACCTTCAGGGGCATGCCTTCCATCGCGTCAGGCGGTGGCGGCAGCATGTTTTTACGCACCATCATCGAGAAAGCGCGGTCAATGAGAGGATTAAGACATTCGTCGTTCAGACGCTCCAGAACCGGCCCCAACATCAGAAGTTTTTCTTCTTTCATTTCGATCACCGCTTCAACAGGCATCGAGCGGGTATTGATGTTCTGCAACATCATGAACAGATCGACAAAGTAGGCGCTGTTAATGATTTGACGAGTGTCCTGAATGTCTGCCACCAAATCTGCTGTACTGGGGTTAACCAGATAAGCAGGCCTGAAACCATCCTGACCAGTAATCTGATCGATATACGTGATGTCGCCAGGAAGAAGGGAGGCGCGCTGATTCTTGAGGGAAGTCGGAGCAACCATCGGCGGATTGGTGGCTTTATCAATCAACTGCGACTTGCGCTTCTGGAGAAGCTGCAATGCCTTAACAGGTCCAAGCGCCAGCATACCCGGGCATGATGATCCATAAACATCTTCGCCGTTAACTTCCCAGCGCGGAGCCATAATTGGAAACTCATCGAATCCGGACTCACGCAACAACTTGTCGTTATCGCCACCAACCTCGTAATAAACCGATTTGAATGGCTTGTTCTTGCTATCCAGCTTCGATGTATCGCGGTCAATGTTCGGGTAAACCGAATGCATCACTTCAATCCACTTCTCGTAGGTGCCGCTTTCCCACATGCTTTTTACGGATTCGCTGACGTTATTTAGCCCGAACTCCTGAACAAGCTGACGAACAGTCATAGAGAACTTGCGAAAACAGGTGTCCACACTGCCACGAGGTGAGTTAGCCAGGTAGTAACTGCCTATCGGGAATGGCATTGTGCGAATGATGTCCTCGTCATCCTCCAGCACTGCCATTGCACCAGTGCTGTATGTGCCGAGGCTTCCGTATAACTGCGGCAGCGACTGATAGAGATTCGACTTATTGAACATATCGTTCATGCGGTTCTGCACCGCCTCAAGCCACAACTTAACAGGGCCATAATCCATCATTTCAGGATCTGGCGTAGCCAGGCGAAACCACGGACGCGCGGGGCTTGTGATGCCTGACATCATGCCGCTGGCGAGAGTGCGCGCCGCCATAGTCCCGGTCGAATCAATAATGCGTGTATTGCGTCGATCGTTACGGTTGACCTCAGAAGTCAGAAAGCGGGAACCACGTGGGTTGATGTAATCACTCAACTCGCGCCAGTGCGGCTCGAACGACTGACGCTCGCTTTCAAGTTGTGCGAACTGTTTGTTCAATCGCTCTTTAGTTGTTTCCGCCATTTCAATGACTCCGGTTACTGACCAAGCAGCGTTTTACCGCTGGTATTAGCGGTTGATGTGTCGCCCTGAGAACCGGTAAGCAGCGTAGAACTACGACCAGCAGCAGCGCGACGGCGACGAGTTTCTTCGTCGCGGGCATCAACAACGGCGGCATCCTGCTCCTGTGGTGCTGCCTGAACTTCTGGTGTTGCAGGCACTGACGGTGAGCTACCCATGCACATATCAATGACTCCGTACGCAATTAAATTATTACCAATTTAACCACATATGATTTATTTATCGTAGATAGTTGACATTTAACGCACAAATTATTACCTTTCAGGTAAGCAAAGGGTTCATTCCGGTTATTAACCTGACTGGCTTGTCGTTAAATTGAACAGGTGGAGTGAGCTTTTATTTTGAGCAGTACGGCGTATGGCACATGCGCCGATAGCGGTCTGGATACGTTTAAGGGGCACCCTCCCTTGCTCGGGCAAACGAACCAGGTAGCCGGAATGTGCAAGTCGAGCGGTTTTATTCCGCGCACGGGGATTCACCATCCCGGCGATTCGGTGTGACGCCTCGGAAGAGACGAGGGTACAACGATGAGAGCATTTATGGAGCCGCGACAAAGTGTGGCGCCTTAACAGGCTAAGTGCTCTCAGCGTTGTGGCATTAGCTCAGTTGGACAGAGCAACCGCCTTCTAAGCGGTTGGTCGCAGGTTCGAATCCTGCATGCCACGCCAGAATCACGCCTAAGGACCGTGATGCCAGAAGTTCCAGGTGCTTGGCGGTGATGGTTTCCCTTGAAGGGCCATCACCGCCCTTTTTACAGCAGGACGCCATTGCGATGACTTCATGCTGTAAACCAGTACAGCCACGGAAGGCATAACTCATTGCTTCCAGTTCGCCCGGTTCGCCGGGCATTTTTTTAAGGTGAATATTATGACGAAGACAGTTGAAGGCATTCAGAAACAATCTCCTGCTGAAGAGATTCGCCGCGAGAACCTCTACCACACTAAGCTTCAATGCCTAGCTGAAGTGCTTAGTAAAAGATCTTTACTCGATGAGCGTGGTGCCGTGCAGGATGCCAAAGCGATCAACGCCGCATTCGATAAAATTACTTTCTAGCGCCGTGACATGTCACAATCAGCCAGCCTATGAGCTGGCTTTGTTTTATCCTCACCAGAGGATATCAACGACATTATCCCCACCAGCGGATTAAGCATAGGGATCGTAATCTGTGATGGCCTTGCCTTGCTGGTTCTGCTGACCGGGAATTCGCAGACGCTTCGACACAGGGAACGCAAACGTCAGCAGTAGCGCATCGCCTTTACCAGGAGAACGCCCAAGTCGCTCTTTGATATCTTCCTTCGGTTCGATAACGATTTTACCGTCCACTCGAACTTTGTACTCTGCTGCCGACAGGTCGTCCGCTGTTTCCTGGTCATCAAGCATGCCGCCCAGCCTCAGCCATGTCTTGCATGAGTTGAACATCTCCCCACGCTTGTTGAGCATCTGCGGGTCAGTAGACGCGCCACCGAACGGAACAAGTTGCCATGTACGACCCCATCCGTCACCGATTGACTTCAGACCGGTTCCGTAACCGAAGTCGATGAACACCGCGTCAGCCTGGTACTGGTCTTCAAAGTCAGCGATACGCTTCGCCATAATCAGATCGTCGGTGGTCTTGTTACCAGTCCATAGCACCTTACTGTGCAGCCCCTGCCGCAGGTATATCACCGCGTCATCAACGCCTGAGTATGCCGGGTCAACGCCGATTATCACCGGAGCATGTGCAACCTGCGCAGCGGTTACCACCCGTTTCATTGCCTCATCAGTAAGACCGGTAGGGATAAACTGCAATTCAGATGCATCAGGGAATATGCCGCGCACACGGATTTTAACGAAGTCGCTGTCTTCCCCGTAGTCATCAACCCATTTCTGCAACTGCTGTTTGTTAGTGCCTTCCACCGTCCGGCTGTCAATCTGCGCACACTTCCAGCGGTGTTTGTACTTGCGGAAACATTCACGGAAACGCCCGGTGTTACGCGTCGGGTTCCCGAACGCCACCCAGATGATTTCGGTGTCTTCGTCCGTCAGCGCACCCTCTGCTACCTCCCACACCAGATCGGCAATGTTCGACGCTTCATCGAATACCACGATGATGCGTTTGCGCTCGTTGTGTAGTCCGGCGAATGCCTCAGTGTTGTGCTCAGACCAGGGGATTGCGTCAGCTCGCCACCGCTTGTCGTGCCCAGGATCATTGCTGTACATCGCGGTAGCGGTACAGGTAAACCAGTCTTTCGTGATAGCAAGGTTCGACCACTTGATAATTTCCGGCCAGGTCTTCGTTCGTAGCTGGTTGTCGGTGTTGGCGGTCACCACGACCTTACAATCATCGCAAGTGGACATGCCCCAGTTGATCAGCATTGAGATGAATGCGGATTTACCAATACCGTGACCAGAAGCGCGTGCCAGCATAAGCGGCTGATAGCGCGTCTCTGGATTCTGCAGGTGATCACGTATCTCTCGGAACGCATCAGCCTGCCACTGACGTGGGCCGGTGGCATGTGCCAGTTCAGTCCCCTCTTCCCCCCACGGGAACGCATAGAGAGCATAGCCAAGCGGATCGTGAGTGAACCCTGCAATATCCTCGATCAACTGCTCTTCAGGAGATAACGCTGTATCTGTCACTGATTACCATCCTGACGTTCTTTGAGTCGCTTCCTGGCTGCCGCTATGCGATCAGCAATTGTCACATTCACATTAACATCCAGGCGTTCTTTGAACGCGTTGACATCAACATGCTTACCAATCAGCTCAAGGTTCTTCACCTTGTCAGGCCATTTAATTTTTTTGAGGATTGTCTCTATCGAATCCTCGTTCATGTTCATGATGGTCGATGACAGATCAAAGCCACTAAGCGTAGTGCGCCAGATTTTCGGCCACTCACGGATTGGTTTAAGGCTCCCATCGTCGTTGAGGATGTCGATCACGTCCATCTGGTCGATCTCCACCAGGCGCATGAGAACGTAATCAGCACTGACGCGCATTCGTTTGTTGCGCTCCTCCATCAACTCGGCAATCCGTTTTTGAATGCGTTCATCGCGCATCATGACACTGGCTTTAACTGCCGCTGTATTTGGGGAGAATCCTGCGTTAATCGCTGCCTGAGTTTGGTTTTCAGGCGTTTTGATGTATGACTGGCAATAAGCCTCCTGCATTGCTGTTAGTGGCTTAAATTGCGTTGATTTGCGTTTATAGGTTTTAGGTTCAGCAGGCATCATAACCACCGTGGTAATAGTTACCGTTGTGGTAATAGTACCATGCAAAATAAAGCCGCCATAGTTGGCGGCAGTATTCAAAACCCATCAAATTCATCATGCATAATCTACTCGTGACATGTCACACTATTAATTTCGTTTCATGCCAGCCTTTAGTCACCCAGCATTGCGAGTCACCATTACACGGGCATGAATTAACGGGAACTCTCTCGCCGCACTTACCGCAAAGTTTTCTGCTGATCGATTTTATACGCCCGCGCACACGTGCATCATCCTGGCGGATCAGTGACGCTATATACTCACCAAATTCGTAAGGCGCACGCCCGGGGCGACGCGTGGCACAGTTACGCTCTAGCATTTCAATTTCCTGAGCATCAAGCACAATCTCCATCTTACGCACACCAGATGCAGCTTGTCTGGCTCTCTGAGCGGCTTTGCGCTCTGCTGCTGATTTAGCCATTCTGATTTTCCTGCATCATGAGAAATACAATCATGGCGGCGCGGAGAGGTCTGGTATCAAATATTGGTCTTACGTCTTTTGCATCCACACACCATTCAGTTAACTGGTCTAAGATAGAAATCCTGTATTTCTCAATAATCGGCCATGAAGCGCTCGGATCATTGCAGTAGTCAGGTAAAGGGGTTAATGGCTCAAAAGTTGTATCAGCATTTCCGTAATACCATTTGTTGGTGTTATTCCCTGATGTTTCCGGTTTACATGCCCAAAGGCCTTTAAAAATTATGTCTCCTACCATTCTGTTAATTTCAAAATCACTTAACTGTGAATAGTCCATCACTTCACCTCCTGCGGCGGTTCCGGTAGAGGCATCCAGTGGGTTACATTGCGGCTCTGCGTTTCGAAGAACTCCTCACCATTGCGGACAATATCGAAAAACTCACCGTCTCGATATTGCGCATAAAGAACGAATGCGCCATCACATAAAATAATTACGTGCTGACCATCATCTGGCATTCGCTCACTACAGCCAATCCAACCATCAGGAGTAACCGGAGAGTTGCCATTTACATCGAAGTTTGGCTCTGCGTCCTGAACTAGGAGGATGTAACCATTCTTGGCAGTATCAAGTTCTAACGCCTCGGTGACGGTGCCGAAATAGCGATTACCTAAATCAGCATCACAAGTGCTTACATCAATGGAAACTTCCATGCCCTCGATTAATTCTGGCAAGTTGTAAGTTTGGCTTACGGGTTCGGCTTCCAGTTCTGCTATGCGCTTTTTTGCTGCTTCCAGCTCAACACGCAGCTTCCCTACCGTTAGCGCAATTTCCTCGTTCTCCTGGTCGCGTGATTTGATGTATTGCTGGTTTCTTTCCCGTTCATCCAGCAGCGCCTGCACTACTTCAGGGTTGAAAGCTGCGATATAACGAGCGTTGTTCTCTGCGTTTTTCTGTTCGTCGAATCCTGGCCAGTCGACAATATCTCCGTGATGATTATCACCTGGTGTGTGTACGGCGTACGTGCCGTATTTGCCCGGCGAAATAAATGCGACCCATTCACCCTGTGTTGCCTTTTCTGCCGCATCACGTAGCGCCTGATAATTAATTTTTCTCACTGGTTGCCTCCTTTGCGAAGCTCTGCAGCGAAATATACAGCTGCGGAAACAATAGCTGCATGTCGGTATTCACCATCAGAAAATAAAGAATCTCCCTTAAGTGCATTGACGATACTCTGATGATTTTTTGCCAGCATCTCCACGCCCTGCGCCCGTACTTCAGCCAGAAAAGCATCGGTGGCTGGCATATTTCCTGTTGCCTTCATGTCCTCCAAAATAACCAGAACGCTATCTCGCCCAACCACCTCAGCGATAACCTCGGTGTTGTCGCCAACAACATCGCAGAATGCCTGAACTGCCTTACGAGCCAGCTCATTCTCCGCCGCAAGCGCCGAAAACTTCTCGTGTGCCAACTTAACAGCTTCATCAGCCTGCTTAATTGACTCAATCGCTCTCTGCTGGTCTTCGGCCAGCGCATTAGCACGCTCCAGTTGCACTTCCAGTTGCGTTGCCAAATCGCTGATCAGCTTTGCCACGCTGCGCATATCAACGGCACCACATTCAGCTTTCAGTTCCGAAGCCATCTCATGCCCGGCGGAAACTAACCCTTTGATATTACCGTCCATCTTTACCCTCGCTTATCCACATAACTTATTGATTACATTGATAACTAAAAAGATCGTCGATTCAGAACTCTTCGATGTTCCAGCCACCACCTGCTTTCTTTGGCTTAACCGTTACCCCGATGATTCGGAACGGATACTGATCTGCGGCGACTTTGGTTTTCACCCTGGCGTCATCGGTCCAGAAACCTTTCACTTCGTGCAGTTCCATCTCGCCGGTGGCGAGCATCACAGCAAAATCGGGCGTATAGAACGTGTTGTCAGCTAACCGAAGCTTGATACCCTCAAATCGATACCAGACGATTTCTCCTGCACGTTTACGCAGCTCAAGGTGCTGGCAATACGCAGATTCTGTTTTGTTCATCTGGCCTGTTTTGAGTCGACCAAGAGCCTGTATCTGTTTTCTCATGATTTACCCCTGAGGTAATTAAAAACCACATAAGACATGAAATCAATAGAAATTAGAATATTTTATTACCCGCAAGGTAATCATGCAGGCGTAAAAAAATGCGCTATCGCGCTGGTATTACTTGATAAATCCTGCCGCCTTTCCCCGCCTGTATTCCTCCATCAGCCACTGCGCCGGTGTTATTCCCCCCAGGGTGGCGGCGTTAGGCATGCACCCGAAACTTCGCCCTGGCGGGTGGTAAACGTCTCTCCCTGTGTCCGGAGGCGTACTCATGGGTTCTGGCTTTGCCTGTATGCTGATCACCGGATCGGGTATCTGCTGTCCGGAAGCCACCTTTTTCGCCCAATCATCGAGCAGCCTGCGCGCGTGTTTCTCAACCTCAATCTCGCTAAGCTGGCGCTGATACATTGCACGGCGAGTATCACATACGACCCAGTACATAACCGGATGCCGCCACGGGAATCTTTCTGGACCACCAGGATATAAACTTTTTTCCTTGCTGTACCGGTGAAACTCCGCCATCACATCGTCAATGGTGACGCCAAGAACCATCTTGCTGTCTTTACACCACTTGATGAATTGCCCTGGCGACGGCCAGAACGGAGATTCACTGGCGCGGGCGTGGCGCATACCAGCAGAAACCTGTTCACGGGTTCGGATCCCCCCTTCGGCAAACGCAGCAATCCACTGCTGTTTTGCAGCAACTTCCTGCTCTGGCGTCTTCAGGTTGGTTACCACTGCCGCCGGAAACAGTTGTTTCAACTGTTTGAAAAGGGCATCAACAAGCCTCTCTGCTGACATGTTCACCACGTTGTCATTGTTGGTGTACTGATGCTCATAACCTGACATGCGAGAAAGGGCTTCTCCGTCACGGTTTTGTATTGCGGTAAAAACGTTGTTCACAAGAAATCCTCCCATGCTTCAGGGCTGTTCCAGTGCGGAACGTTGTTATCAGGTAATGTTGATTGCTTCTGTCTGCTAATCTGCAGCCGCCTTGCCAGCTTCTGCTCCCACTGTGCCTGATGGTATGCCTTACCCTCAGCCATCCAGTAAATTCTGAACTCTGCAAGTTCCTGTGCCGTTGGCAGACTGTCCAGGTAGATCCCCTGCAATGAGCTTTTCCGAAGAAAGTCATCTGATGGCTGCCATTGTTCATGCATGACAAATTTGCCTAATTGCCCTGGCCCACCAGGAGGAACAAAGTTATTCATCACGGCGTTGTTTGCGCCGGGGTCATGAGGCACAGAACCTCGGGTTTTTGTCCTGCTCTCCCTCTCTTGGTTAAATGACTGGTTATATGACTGGTTCTGGATCCCGTTTTTGGGATCATTCAACATCCCGTTTTTGGGATCATTCAACATCCCGTTTTTGGGTATATTCCCGTTTTCGGGAACATTACCGTTTTCGGGTTCATTGCTCCCTTCCCGGTTGCCTTTAATGTTCCCGTTTTTGGTTATATTAAGAGAGAAAACCCGCACTCTTTTCGTCGCTCCCTTTCTCTCTCCGGTATCTGAAATAAGCCCCATTTTCATGAGCGATATAAGCCCGGCCTGCACGGTTTTTTTATTCAGGCAAGTGTCTTTAACGAGGCGTTCTATGCTGGGGTAGCAGAGGTTATATTCATCGGCTCTGTCAGCCATCGAGAGCAGTATGAGCTTTAATGATGAGCTACCTGGATCTGTCTCCCAGGCCCAATCTGTTGCATGTCTGCTCATGATTAATCTCCGCTATCAGCTTGAATGTTGTGGGGAGGAATTAATCATGATCTGCTTAATCTCTGCCCTGATGCGACGGTTTGATTCCATGGTGCACTCAACACAGTGTCCGTTGTAAACCCAGCGTTCACTGTCATGTCCGTGCTTACATGGTTTTCCGGTGTAGTAGCGTTTAAGTCCGCGCTTTGCGGCATCAATACGTGTAATGATTTCCATGGTAAGCCCTGTTATTAGTATTGGGATTACGGTTATTTTGTGCTGACACAAAAAAAAGATCAACCAGATTTGGTTTTTTATTACCTTTAAGGTGCGAATAGATATGAAAAGACCGCCGGATGGCGGTCTACAGAGGTTTGTGGCTGGATATCATGAGTAGAAGAAGTATGCCAGTTCTGCTTTTGAGCGCAGCCATTGTCTTGTTTTACAGGCTTTAAAAAGCCCATTCATCAATACTTTACCTGGCATTTTGCGCTTACCTGTTAAGTGAGTCTGGATATAGTGACTCGTCGTTCCGGCTTCCTGTGCGAAGGCTTCACGCTCATCCGGAGTAAGTGCAAGCCAGTGCTTTTTGAAATCGAAATGTCCGTTATCGCTCATAGCTATTGCCTGATATTTATTTCAGATAATAAATATTCACCCATAAGGTAACAAAAATCAAGGATAGTTACCTATGGGGTGCATTTACCTGTTGGGTAATATTGCTTTAAATTGAATCATCTACTGATTCATATATGAGGCGATTCTCCAGAAAATGAAAAGTATCCAGGACGTCCGCAGGCAAAATCTCAACGACTTGATCGACCGTGAATTCAATGGTGTTCAGACGCGGATGGCAGAAAAACTTGGAACTCAGGCAAATCTGGTAAACCGCTGGGCTCTTGGCAAGAAGGTTATCGGCGACCAGGTTGCGCGAAAAATTGAAGCTGCCGCCAATAAACCCCGTAACTGGCTTGATATCGATCGCTCGCTTTCTCAGGAGGGGGTTCAGCCTGTCGGACCAAGCGACATTGGTCAGCTGGCGGCTCACAACCTGGAACGCTGGATGAGCGAAAGCCGCGACCTTTCAACACAGGGAAAACTTCACCGCGCATCCGGCGTCGCCCAGGTGACAATTAGCCGCCTGTTAAACAATGAGGTCAGCGTTTCCATTTCCACCCTGGAGAATGTTGCATCAGCATTCGGGCGTCACGGATATGAACTACTGATTCACCCGCATGACCCTGCAACTATCAACTATGACCGCTCGCGCTACGCATTGTTACCTGAAACAGAGAAGGCAAAGATCGAAAGTTACATTGAATTTGTCATCAGCCAGAACGAAAAAAGCAAACAATAAAACTATAGTTTTCAGTAAGTAAGCCGCCTCATGGCGGCTTTTTTATTGCCCGCACAATTACCTTGCGGGTAATTTTTTTAACTCATATCTATTGACATCAAACCAGATACGCATAATCATTACCTAAACGGTAACAAGCCGAGGTAACAAGTTATGCAGTGGAAAATCATCAACGGTTGGTACTGCGTTACTGCATGCGGATTCATGAGCTGGAAGTTCCGCACCTTACAGGAAGGCATTAAGTGGGCTTTCGTCAGCAAAGAAGCTCGCGATGTGGCCAACGATAACGAGATATGGGAGGGCTGATAATGAACGTTAATCAGCAGAAAAATCTTCAAAAAATCATGCTGGCATTCGACAAGGACTACCGCCTGTCAGAACAGCTATATGACCGACAAGTTGAACTGATTGAGAGCATCCGACTTCATCAACTGTCCTCAACTTTCGACGTTGTAACAGGCAAAGGCGTTCGTCAGGAAGTACTGGAGGCTGCTAAAGACAGCCCTGAGTTCGAAGAACTGATGGATGCCTATCGGCGAGAGGCAATGGCAATTATCGCCCGCTGGGATCTGGCGGATCAGCTTGATGGACAGAAGGACGCGGCATGAAACCGGGAATTTATTTCGACATCAGCAACGAAGACTACCACGCCGGTGACGGCGTGAGTAAGTCGCAACTTGACATGGTTGCCAAGAATCCGGCGCTTCTTAAATGGGTTCAGGCAGCACCAGAAGACGAAGAGAAAAAGTCTGCACTGGATATGGGAACCGCATTGCACTGTCTGCTTCTGGAGCCTGGAGAGTTCGACAAACGCTTCATTGTTTCACCGAAATTCGATCGTCGGACGAAACAAGGTAAAGCTGACGAAGAGGCATTTCTTCGTGATGTGGCGGATATGGGGATTACGGTACTTGATGCCGAGCAGTGGCGGAAACTGGAGCTGATGCGTGATAGCGCAATGGCTCACCCGGCGGCACGCTGGATGCTGGAAGCACCTGGTTACTGCGAAGCGTCAATGTACTGGAACGATGAAGAGACTGGTGAGTTGTGCCGAATTCGTCCAGACAAATGGCTGAACGAGCACAACGTGATCGTCGACGTGAAAAAGGTTGCAGATATGGAGCGTTTTGCACGTCACATCGAGGAATTCCGCTACCACGTGCAGGACGCAATGTACCGCGAAGGCGCAATGAGGGTTACTGGTCAGCCGCATGGTTTTTTCTTTCTTGCCGTGAGCGAAAGCATTGATTGTGGTCGGTATCCGGTACGCGTGTTCGAGCTGGATGCGCCGGATGTCGATGCCGGGCACGCTCTGTTCCGCCGGGATCTGAATACCTATCACGAATGCCGCATCAACGATGAATGGGGCGGAGTGGAAATTATTAAACGTCATGACTGGGCACGTAAACAGGATATGTATGTATGAGCAATGATATCGCAATCACATCACAACCAGGCGCAACTGTAGGCACTGCTGCGGCAATCTTCAGCCCCGAGGGCATGAATCAACTGGTGCGTTTCGCGGAGTTGATGTCACAAAGCAAAGCGACTGTACCGGAACATCTTGAAGGCAAACCTGCCGATTGCCTGGCGGTGACCATGCAGGCGGCACAGTGGGGAATGAACCCGTTCGCCGTGGCGCAGAAAACGCATGTGGTAAACGGAAAGTTAGGCTACGAAGCACAGTTGGTAAACGCGGTCGTATCCTCTTCCAGCCTGCTGGCGACACGCCTGAATTATCGCTGGAGCGGTGACTGGTCGAATGTTAACGGCAAAACAGATAAATCACCGAATCTGACGGTAACTGTGTCAGCAGTTCTTAAAGGAGAAGCAGAACCACGTGAGCTTACCATCAGTATGGCGCAAGCCGGAGTGCGTAACTCTCCATTGTGGGAACAGGATCCGCGCCAGCAGCTCGCCTATCTTTGCACGAAACGATGGGCTCGCCTGCACGCTCCTGATGTACTTCTCGGTGTTTACACCCCTGACGAATTACAGGAAACGGCACCGCGCGTTGAGCGAGACATTACTCCGCAAATGACTACGGCTGCGGGAATGAACAGTCTGATCAACGCTAAATCAGTGAAAAAGCCTGATGAGCAAACGCGTAAAGCGGATAGCCGTGAGCCAGAAGAAATGCTGATGGCCTTTACCAGCGCAGCGATGAATTACAGCACTGTCTCCGAACTGGATAAGGCTTACAAATACATTGCACAAAAACTTTCAGATGATGACGAACTGCTGGCAAAAGCCACCGACGTTTACAGCGTTCGTCGGGAAGAATTAAACGAAACATCTATGTAACCACCACCGCGGCGCCACGCGCGCCGCACTGCAACCAAGAGAGGTATTTATGAAAGGTGCATTAGGTAAGAAGGAACTCCTGGCGGTGGTGCCACTGTCATGGAGCACTATCGACCGTATGGAGCGCGCAGGGGAATTTCCTAAACGCTGGTATATCACCGATAAACGCTGCGCATGGAACCGTGATGAAGTTGAGCGTTGGCTTGATGAACGTCAGGCAGCAAGCCCGGCAGAGTTCCAGGGTAAAAAACCTCCTGTTCAGCAACGTGTATATCGTCCTGTGAGCAACGCTGCATGAGTGCGCTGCTAAGGCACTGGAGCAAATGGTCAGGATGGTACTTATTCCTGGACTCTGTTTCAGCATGGCTTTATCTGCTGGCATTAATTTTCAGAGAGGGTTGGATTAAGTGAGAAAGTTAAGCCGACTTGAAAAATATCACATGAACAAGGTTTCAATGCGCAGTCCGTCAAAGATTGTCGCCGTTACTCCTGCGGCGATAGAGATCGAAAAACGCGCGATTGAAAGAGAGAAAAAAGGGCAGTTCCGCATTGCCGCTCACCTTTGGCTTCAGTGTATGGATGTTGCTTCTGGTGATGTTGAGCGTGCAAGGATCGCGGTTCGCAGGGACCAATGTATCACAAAAGGTAACGGCCTTCGCCGTGGCGACTATAGCGGCATAGGATGTTGTGGGGTGGTTTATGACTAAGAAATACACACTAATCTATGCAGATCCACCCTGGGCATACCGGGACAAAGCCGCAGATGGTAATCGCGGTGCCGGTTTTAAATATCCAGTTATGAGTGTGCTGGATATCTGCCGCCTTCCTGTGTGGGATTTGGCCGATGAAAACTGTCTGTTGGCCATGTGGTGGGTGCCAACACAACCACTCGAAGCACTAAAAGTTGTTGAAGCCTGGGGATTCCGTCTGATGACCATGAAGGGATTCACGTGGATAAAATGTGGTAGTCGACAACCAGATAAACTGGTTATGGGTATGGGTCACATGACTCGCGCCAATAGTGAAGATTGCCTGTTTGCAGTAAAGGGAAAACTACCTACGCGCATTAATGCAGGGATCGTTCAGTCATTTACCGCACCGCGGCTTGAGCATTCAAGAAAACCAGATATTGTTCGTGAAAAACTTGTGCAATTGTTAGGCGATGTTTCTCGCATTGAACTATTCGCCCGCCAGACGTCTCATGGCTTCGATGTTTGGGGTAATCAGTGCGAAGACCCGGCAGTGCAACTACACCCTGGATACGCGTTGGATATTGCCGGATTAACAAATGCATTCAGCAATGCTCCGCTGTCACCAACAGACAACCAGGGGCGGGAGCGTGCAGCATGAACAGGGCATCACCAGCAGATTTAAGGAAATGCCTTGAAACTGCAAACATGCTTGCACACAGCGGGATCAGGTTTGTTCCAATTCCCGCTGTCACTGATGCTGAATTTGCAACGCTGTCAGCAATATTCGCAGACAAAATTGAATCACTGGCAGCAGAAGCCGAGATGGAAGAAAATCAGCAGAACTATTAAACGTTATTATCCCGCCATCCACTTCTCAAACTTCGACGGGGAGAACGGAATCAGATCCGTATGCTCCCCGTCAATCCAGGAATCAATCATATCGGCCCACTGCTGCAACATGTAGGCGCGCTGTCTGGCGTATTCCGCTTTGTTATATACGGCGCTCACACCTTTCTGCTCATGTGCCAGAGCCTTTTCAATCCAGTCTGAAGGATAACCAGCCTCATGCAACAACGTACTGGCTGTACGGCGCATATCATGTACGGTGAAGTCCTGAATATGCTCACCATCTTCATTTATTATTTTCACCGTTCTGTCGATCAGAGAGTTCAGCGCGGCATTAGATAATGGCTTCCGGAAGTTGTAACGACCAGGAACCAGATATTCACTTCCACCAGCGTACATCTGCAACCCGACCAATATATCCTGTGCCTGTTTAGGCAGGTAAATAACATGCGCCCGGCTTCCCTTCATGCGGTCTGAAGGAATTGTCCATGTCCATTTTTTAAAATCTATTTCGTCCCACGTTGCATTGGTGAATTCGCCTTTACGAACCATAGTGATAAGCACCAGCTTTAAAGCCATTTTCATAGTGCCCATAGCACCAATGGCATCCAGCGTGCGGAAGAACAGGCCAATTTCTTCTGGTGTCAGTGTTCGCTCTCGTGGTTTAAATATGGCGATAGACGAAGGTTTAATGTCAGCCGCAGGATTAAACAAACCATGACCACGGTCATTGGCGTGACGGTATACGCTGCTGATGATCTCCCTGGCCTGCACTGCTGTTGCCCGACCACCGCGTTCGACAATCCGGTCACACAAATCACGAACCATCGATGTGGTAATTTCAGTCATCATTTTGTTGCCAAGAACCGGAAGTATGTCACGGTCGATCACCGCCTGCTTCATTGCGCGGGTACTGTCAGCCAGGATGACATGTTTCATATAACTGTCGGTATGTACCGCAAACGTCTCGGCACCACGAATCTTTTTGATACCGTCACGTTTAGCCGCAGCCGGTGACTGGCCTGCTTTAAGCAGCTTCTTTGCAGCAATCAGTTCTTCTCGCGCTTCTGCCAGGCTGATACCGTCACGCCCATACTGCCCGATTACCAGTGTTTCGCGGCGACCGTTGATACGGTAGTCATAGCGAAACGAGACCGTGCCTGACGTAAGCACAGCTACATACAGCCCGTCACGATCGGAGACCTTGTACAGTTTGTCCTGCGGCTTGAGGTTTTTTAATTTTGTATCGGTAAGCAC